GTAACATAACGAACAGGTCGTTAAAGAAACCCTTCTTGATCTCGGTCTTCTTATCGTTATTCACATCTCGTACCCAGTTCAGGTTAGCCTTGGTCTTGAACGGTTCCGGCTTGTTCGGACCTTGAAGGGTCTTTCGATAGTACATGATGCTATTGGCGCTTGTCCTGACAGTACCCACGAATCCATCATCGGGTGCGAGGATTGTCGGGCTGACTTCCTTCTCAAGTGCGATACCGAGTTGTTTGGCATTGAAGTTTGCACTCTTGATCTCTGGCAGTGCGAACATACCTTGTGACCTGCCGTAGGCATCACCGCTGCACTTCACCCATCGGGGCACCATCTTCGGCATCTCATAGGCACCTTCGATCTTGACGAACTTCTTGCCTTTGACATCGATGTACTCAGAGGCTATTGGCTGGCGAGATTTTAACGCCGGATATTTGTGAGAATACTCTGCCCGGGGATAGATGTTGTGAATGAACTCAAACTCTTTGTCCCGGTTCATCTCGGATTTGTAGGCATCCTGAACATCTAAACCGAGGTTCTCTAAGCCCCATTCCTGTACGGCTTGCCGGGCAGTGTACTTAAACTTGCGGATGATTGTATCGACCTCTCCGTCAGAGTCCTCGAATATCACATACTCTGATATATGGTGGTTCTTGAAATTGAATAGCGTCTTTTTACCCTTCTTGACTTCCAGGCATGGTGTGCCGTTCCATCCGATATCGAGGTATAATTCATTGATTGTGTTGTCGTAGTTACTCGCCGCCAGTTCCTCATGTAATATTCTGGTAACCTGCATGAACCAGCGTCTGACGTTCTCAGTCTTATTGAGCAGGGTGTTCTTGGCCTTCAGTGCAAACCATCTCATATTCGGTGGTGTGAGGTGTGCATAAAGTCCTGATGCCATGTACTGATTTGCGAATACCGCGGTGGAGTCATAGAGTCTGTGATCCCGCTTCTTGCCCTTAATCATCATCGAGGTAACGTGGGCCTTGCGTGGCAACACCCTGTCAGCCACCTCTTGAAGATTCATATCGAGTGTGCCTCTATCACCCTTGGCTTTGTCGTACCTGCGGATGACTGTCATTGCTCGGTTCTCTTCTGTGACGTTAGCCTTTTTGTGATGTTCGTGGTCTGCCATGGTTATTCCTCGTTTCTATTTACTATCTTGCCACTCTCCACACCACTGCTCTGCTGCGGGTGTCGGGTAGGCGTTAAGTTCGACACTCTTCAGCTTTGGGGTTTGGGTCAGCATATCAATACCGGCGGGTACCAGGGTGATAGATACTGACGGTGGGAATCTGTGGCACTTGCCATTGGCACCGCCTTCGTTGGGGTCGAAATACTTACAGTCTAAACACTTCTCAGGACCATAGTCCGAACCTTTTACTCCATCCATAGTTCATTCCTTTATAATGTCTGCCTTAATTCTGCTGCCGAGGTTTTGGCCGGTGCGAGGTCACGACGGCCTGCGAAGATTGTTCCTCTCCGGCCTCGCTTTGTGAATGAGCGCGACCTTTCCGCTTGTCCGGCACCTTGGGCTTGTTGGGATAATGTTTCGGGGGTTGCTATCGGTGCCCGGGCTTTTGGCATTTTAGCCGAACCGCCACCACCGAACTTGTATCTGAAATTGAATCCTAAGAGTTGTGGATGCTTCATAGTAACTCCTTTACTCTTGTGCGAACTCTTGCCGGGGCTGCTCCACATCCCGTGGGCACTCTGCCCCTTGCTCTTTAGCAATGCACTTATTGGTTAGTTTATACAAGTACGGGCAGTCAATGCAAGGACTTAATTCTTTTATTCTTTCAGTGTCCATCGGGTACTCCATTCAAGCCAACAGAGCCATCAACGCCTTCCAAGACGGCATAAATTACTATTGTTCTGTCTTCACCGCAGCTACCACAAGCCTTTGTGTGCATTTCTACTGAAATAGCCTTACTCAAATATGCGTTAATCTTCCCAAGCCAATTCCCTTGCTGATCCACGGGGCTAATTGTCCATTTTACAAGTCTCATCCATGATACTCCTGCTCTGCCTGTGCTTGTAGATTACGGTTCCTATCGTCCATGATATATAATCTCTTGTCAAGTACCATACTCAAATATCTTCCAGCGTCTGCAAGGTGCTCTGATTTGTCCTTGTGGGGTTTTATATCATATCTTTGGAGGTTCTCAATCCACTCCCTGTGGTATGTTGACCATGCCTCGATAGTTTTCGGGCACTTCGCCGCATCGATGTAGATGATCGGGAAGTAGTTCTGTAAGCGGTGGATGCCGTCGATTACGTTAGTCTCCAAGGGCAGGACTGTGAAGGTGATCCCGTTCTGCTTGAATGTCTCGTAGATCGTAACGCCGGTTCCGATCTCGCCCTTATTCACATCAAACGGACAGAAGTACTTGCCGAACGAATAACCGAGGTCAATCCGCTTTGTGTCCAGCATTCTCTTGAAGAACGGCGCCCCACCGAGTACGTCTGCTTTATCGTCCAGGCAGAACTCGTCGATGATGTGGCATTCCAAACCGACCATCTGGAAGAACAGCCAGGGCATGTGACCACCGACTCCGAGATCGCATACCGTGAAGACAGGATGGGACGGTAAGTGCGGTACCCGGCATATCCGTCCACGTTCTCTCATCTCAGCTATGTACTCAGCGTGATAAGCCCCTTCCACTGATGCTATACTGGCTTCCTCAAATGTACTTGGATGCTCTTTGAACATGAGGTGCTTCAGGACTTTCTTCTTGGCAACGTGCCATGCTCTCTGTTCTGGGGGGAATGTTCTGCGGAATATCTTTTCCAGCTTATCGAAGTATTTGTGTTGTTCGGGACTTATCTGTACAAACTTGGGGTCGGTTACATTCTCTGGCTTCTGCCACCATGCAAAGAAATGTATCCTATAATCCATTCGGCCTAATTCTCTGCCACTGACACGGATCGCCTCGGCATCATTACACATCGTGGGGAAATCACCTATCGGCCCCTCGAATGTACTCTCAACGAATAGGATGCCATCCTCATGTACCGTTTCCATCGCCCCAGCCTTGATCTCAGCCGCTTTCTGGGGTGCATGAGTACAAATCCACCCATATTCGCTTATATGGAGATACTGGAGCGTCCCTGACCGCATAGATGTTCCGACGTATATGCCTGAATTGTTGTTGAACATTATCTCCTGGCTATCGTCTTTGACCAGTGTTCTCGCTGCTTTGAGGTCTTCCGGCAGGTGTTCATAGGCATACTTGATCTTATCTCTGAATATCTTCTTGGCATCTGTGAGCTTGTGGGCGATGATCCCTGCCCTGACATTGGAATTGAATAGGCAGGCATCGAGTAGGAAGATTGCTATAAATGTGGTTATCCCATGCTGTCGGCTCTTAGGAATGATGTTGAGCCACCACATAGCATAATACAATAACTCAAGCACTGGCCGGGCCTTGAAGGTAAACTTAATCTTCTCGCCCTGTTCGGTCATTATCCAGTAGAGGTTGTTCAAACGCCAGTATCTATTTCCCAGCGTCTTCACCCTCTGATCTGTCTGGGAGCATTCCTTTGCTTTTGCCATCAATCATCCTTAGTAGGTCGATTGTATCTTTTGCTATACCGTGTTCGTGTTCCTGCTTATCTTTCCAGCCGGCTCGGTTCTTCAGCCAGATGAAACAGGCACCTGTGTCTGGAGGATAGTGCTTGAATGTGTCGAACGTGACAATATCACCATCATTACAGAATACTTTCACTTCTGGATGAGTATATCCACAGGCTCTGTGGAATAAGGCTTGAGCTACGCAACCATCAGCGTGTTTCTTGCCTCTTTTTAGGGACTCCATAAATGTAAGGTGCCTTTTCTTCCAGTTGTCTAACGTGGAAGTACTTATGAGAAAGAAGTCGGCTATCTGTTCGTCAGTTGTACCCAATAGGCATAACTTGTAAACCTCTTCGTCATATCGCCTGAGATACCTTGTTGGTCTGCCTACTGTTACTTGTTGCGACTTAGCCTTCTTCTTCTTAGGCATGATTACACTTCCTCGTAATACTCAACTTTGTCCTTGTTGACGTGGACGATCTTGCCGTTGGGTTTCTCCCATTCTGCCCATAGTGTTACGACATGCGAATTTACCTTGTCGCCCTTCCACTCGCCTGTGATCTTCTTGCAGTGGCCGCTCTCGAAGCATACGATGACTGTTTGGGGTTTTGGCTCTTCCCCATATATTATCTCTTTCTTTTTTCGCCTGTGTTCGGCAATGGCGGATTCGTCCAGTATGAACTTGTCGCCGTGTTCCTTGAGCGTGCGGCAACAATCACAAGAACACTCGGGATGGTAGTAGTGTTTTTTTTTCATTCTTTGTCTCCACAAATTTGACAGAATATGTTATTGCATTCGGGTTCAATATTGGGCAGGCCAATCTCTGCGAAGGGTTCGGCCCGCCCATTTTCTCTTACGCTGTTTCTGTTTAGACTTTTTAATCCATTGGTGCTGCCCTCCTTTCGGGTTAGTGTATTTCCTTGATACATAGCAGTCCGTAATCTATTCTTGTGTTTCTTTATTGTCAAGGGCTTTCGCTACTATTGCTAAAGTATGCCATATCATTTATCTCCTCAACTGATTATGTTTAACGGGTAATGTTTGCGGACAATGTTCGCACATTGTTTTAGGGTATTATTTTTGGTGGCGGCGTTGGCGGCGTAGGCGGCGGCGTTGGCGGCGGCGGCGGCGTAGTGGGCGGCGTTGGTGGCGGCGGCGGCGTAGGCGGCGGCGTAGGCGGCGGCGTTGGCGGCGGCGGCGGCGTTGGTGGTGGCGGCGGCGTTGGCGGCGGCGGCGGCGTTGCTTAAATCATTGCGTGATATAGATGAGTCGCCGTTAGCCCATTTTTCTGTCAAAATAATAGCTGTTCTGCCTTCGTCAGGCATCCATTTCCATGCTAATCTTGCACATTCACAAGCGACCAAAACTAATTTTTTTCGGCTATCACTTCCGAATTTGCCAGCTTTCCAGCTAATGAGCCATAACATCCAATCACCACGTTCACAAGCCTCCCACGCCTGCTGGGAGTCCTCATAATTTTTACTCCATTCAATGCTCGATGAGCAGGCATCCATCT